GCTAATCAGCATTGATAACGAGGTGGACTTCATGCCATTCATTAACCCGTTCGGTACACCAGGTGTTGGACTGCCTAACATCAGTGGTATCCAACAGGTAGGCAACAGCACTGTGGTTAAGACCAAGAGCATGAATAGCAACGTGCTCACAGGTGGTGGTATAGTTGGTGACGTGGTGAACAGGGGTAACGTGGTACCGGGTGGACTTAGAGTCATGGTGGCTACTGAGGGATACAGTGTTGAGGATGATGGTATAGTCACTGATAACTTAGTGGTACGTGGCCGCATGAATGGAATACCTGTAGATCCATCTTACTACAAGTACACAGCAGTGTTAAACCAAACAGGAACAGCTGACCCTACTGCAGATGTAAAAGAGGGTAGCTTTGGAGAGATACTATGGGTACGGAATAACCCAGGAGAGTATTTAGGTTTCATACAAAATTGGGAGCTAGGTGCTATCCTAGGCAGTGAGCTAACGGTAATGATTAACAACGTAACATTTGACGGGGTGATCAGTGCTCAGTACACGCCAACAAATAATACTATAGATGTATATACCACACAGATAGGGGTAGGCTTTGTAGATAACTACCTAATTAACACTACTATTGAAATAAGATATTACAAGCCATAATGAACGAAGTTGAAATACCATTAAAGCTCGGTGGCATTGCTGCCATCAAGGCAGAATTAAAATCATTAAAGGGTGCCATTGCTGAAGCAACTGACCCTGCAGATATTGCCAGGTTATCACAACGAGCAGGTGAACTTAAGGACCAACTATCCGATGCCAATGAGGCAGTGAATACCTTTGCTACAGGCTCTAAGTTTGAGCAGGTCAGTAACTCATTAGGTGGTATCAAGGACTCATTGCTTAGCTTAGACTTTGAAGAGGCACAACAGAAAGCTAATGTCTTTAAGAATGTCATAGGTGGTATTGACCCTAAGATGATTGCAGGAGGGTTTAAGTCCTTGACAGGGGTTATCATGACCATGGGTAGTGCATTCGTTTCATTAGGTGCAACCATTCTAGCTAACCCTATCTTTTTATTGGTGGCTGTGATTGTGGCTATTGTTGCTGCCATTGTTATCTTTCTCCACAAGATAGGGGTGCTACAGAAAGTACTTGACTTTTTAATGATACCTGTCAATGCATTGATTGATGGCCTCAAAGCATTAGGTGATTACCTAGGGTTGACTAGCTTTGCTGCCGATGAGAATGCGGAGAAGATGGCTAAGGCTAATGAGAAAACAGCAGAGAGTTCTAAGAAACGAGCTGATAAAATATCTGAGGGCTACGACCAAGAGATTGCCATGGCTAAGATTGCAGGCAAGGATACCACACAGCTAGAGCTTGACAAGTCAAGAGCACTGGAGAAAGAGTCTATCAAGAGAAAGGCGGCAGCTAAGAAAGCACTTGAGGCAATGAGGCACCAAGAGGGTGAAGAGGCAACTAAGAAAAGAGCTGAATTAAGAAAGCAGATTGAGGAAGAAAATAAAATCATTCGAGGTGGTGTCAATGACCGCAAGAGAATTAAGGCTCAAGAGTTAGCGGATGAGAAAGAGGCTGAAAAGAAAGCAGGAGATGAGGCAGCAGCTGCAGCAGAAAAGGCTAGGGAGAAAGCTAAGCAGAACGCTAAGAATAGACTTGACAATGCAAGGACTCTAAGAGACTTTGAACTATCACAGATTAAGGATGCAAATGCAAGAGAGGTAGCTATCGTAAATGAAAAGTATGCTAGGTTAATGAATGACCTTAAGAATGATGCTAACAAAACTGCTGCAGAGAAAGCTAAGTTTAATGAGATGTATCTAACTCAACAGCAACAGGAACTTGATAAGCTTGCAGCAGATAAGGCTAAGACCGAGGCAGACAACTTAAAGAAAGGCAATGACATCATAGCTGATTTACAGCTTCAACTAATGGAGGAGGGAACGGAGAAAGAGTTAGCCATGACTAAGGCTAAGTATGACAAGCTAAGAGCTCAGACCTTGGCAGATGTCACATTAACGGAGGACCAAAAGAAAGTGCTCACTCAACTATACAACGATCAGGAGGCGGCAGAAAATCAGAAGCGTGCAGATGCTAAGTTAAAACAACAGGAAACTCTTGCTAAGACTTTGGCAGATGCAGAACTTACTGAGGACCAAAAGAAACTGCAAGCACTTGAAACTAAATACGCTGAGGAATATAAACTAGCAGAGGGTAATGCTGCACTCCAATTGGCTCTTGAGAATAAACTAAAAGAGGATAAGGAAAAGCTAGCAAATGATGCAGCCCTAGCTCAAATTGAAGCTGACCAAAAAGCAAGGGATGCTAGGCTACAAATAGCTGCAGATATTGCTAATGGTATTCAGACAGTAGGTGCTGCATTCATCAAGGACCAAAAGAAACTTGAGAAATTTAACAAGGCAAATGCATTGATACAGATAGGTATTGATACAGGTAAAGCTATCTCATCCCTCGTTGCTGCATCAAATGCTAACCCATTGAATGCTCCAACAGGAGGTGCTGCAGGTATTGCTCAGTTTGCTACCGGTATCATACAGATTGCTACCAACATTGCCAAGGCAAAACAGATACTTACTTCAAGTGGAACTCCTACATCAGGTGGTGGTGGTGGTGGTGGTACAGGTGGTGGTGGTGAAAGTGCCAACGTAGCACAATCAGTACCACAGGCGGCACAGCTCTTTGGCTCGGCTAATGCTGGGGGTACAATGAGTGCAGGAGGTACTACCAATGAAAGCTCCATGACTGTTACCGCTGTAGTATCTGAGACCCAAGTAACCAACGTACAGAATAAGATAAACAAGATTAACAAAAACGCTGAACTATAATGAATTCATTACAAGCAATCATTGACCACATCGAGCTGTTCTACAATAACCATCTACAGGTTAAGAAAGTAGGCAGTGACTTCAAGGAACAGCTATACAACTTCGCTACAAAAAATGAGAAATATCCCATTGTATTTGTGGCACCTGTTAGTGTTATCCCTACCGAGAACACAAGCGAGTTTAACTTTGACATCTACTGCTATGACATCATCCAAAAAGATAGAGCTAATATCATCACAATCCTAAGTGATACACAGCAGATATTGAATGACTTGTATGTTTACTACATGGATGGTACTGACTATAGCTTTGACGTGGTAGGTGTGCCATCATTTCAAGCATTGAACAATGATCTACTTGACTACGCTGCAGGCTATGTCATGAACATCACATTAACTGTGAATGATTGGACTGATTGTGCTGTACCTGTATAAACATTTCGGAGGCTTAGAATAATATAGGTATGAGTACACCTGATTGGTGGGGTAATTGGAGACCAAGCCTACCTGCACACACTGGAGATTTACAACCTACTGACTTGATTGAATGTACAATGATGTCAGGTGGAGTACCTACTAACACTGTTATCACAGGGCAGCAGATAATAGATGCAGCTCAAGGGGGTGGTGGTAGTACTTCATGGGGTAACATTGGTGGTACCTTATCTAATCAAACGGACCTACAGACTGCATTGAATGCTAAGCAGGCTACCCTTGTTAGTGGTACTAACATCAAGACCGTTAATGGTAACTCATTGGTGGGCAGTGGCAATGTGAACATAGGTCCTAAGCTATTAGGGTGGAGTGGTTACATAGGTACAACAACATCCGGTACAGCTATTACCGTATGTCATTCATTAAGGATACCTGCCAATACATTGAGCCTTAACAATATACTCCAGGTACAATTTAGAATGTTCAGACAAAGCGGTAACTTAGGACAGTTATATGGTAGGATATACTTTAATACTAGCAACAGCTTAACAGGTGCTACTTTATTCAATACTACTTTTACAATGAATGGAGGAAGTACTCAGTTCTTAGGATTAGTGGAACGTAATTTTAGCTACAATGGTACTAACTTAACTAGCTATTCTAATACTGCTTTCTCAGATTACACTGTAGGTCCTGTTCTTAACGTAGCATTCAACTATACTGTAGATAACTATATCCTATTTACTATGCAATGCCAAAATGCTGGTGATGTAGGGAACATTAATTTATTCAAAGTCTTTGCGTATGTTTAGTATTAACGGAATAGAGTACACAATCACAGGACCCATTGAGGTGATTAGTGATACGCAGCTGCATGTAGAAACTGATAAGGGTATCATTCTAGTGGATGATACAATGGAAATATATAAAGAATTAATCAATGGCTAGATACGCAAACACAGGGGAGTTTAACATCCTATATCCTACTAGGAGAAAGATGGCTACCATCCTCAAGAGAATAATTAGAAACGAGGTAGTAGATGGTGAGGGTACACTTGTAGAAAGTGTGCGTATCAATGCCAAGGTAACAGGCTTTCAAAAACTTGAGATACAAATTGTGGCCATGTACTATTTTATCTTCCTAAATAATGGGGTGCCACAAACAGCTAATGCCTATGGGCCGAATGGTGGCTCAATTGCTCCTAGAGATTTCGTTGCACAATTTACAGATGCAATGATGGAGGCAGGACTTGTTGCTGAAATATATCGGCAGTACACTGAATGGATTACAAAAAAGTATCCATTGGTCCAAGCAGTTGAGGTGCTTGAGAAACAGTACAAACTTGTGTACACATTTGAAGCTCTTGACCCTCCTGCAGGATTTCAGCAGGGCTTCCCATTAGATGTCTAACTCTTTCTTCATAGACAAAACATTGAACACATAGATGAGTGGTAGGGCACCAACCTTATCACTCTTTGTTATATCCCCATTGGTCAACCCGTAGATGGTTTGCTCCCATGACCACTTAGCTTGAGCCTGTTCTTTCTCTATTTCTTTGACCTCTTCAGGGTCCATCTCCCTGCGTTCTTCATCACTTAGATCCTCATCAAGGTCACCACTAAATAAGTTCTCATACTTTTTAAGAAAGTCCTCCCTGTACTTCATGAACTCATGCACAATACCATACACATCGGTGATTGGTAGGTCATGAAATTTCTCTGCTCTAATGTTGCAGTCAAACTCATACGGCTCAAGGACCTCATCCCCCCATTCATTAACCTTGCTGTGCCGGTAGCAGATAGCACATACCTTGTCAAGATTGGTTATGTAGTTATCACTAAAGAAATAGTCCAGGTCAATGTACTCATACAGGGTTAGCTTGTTGAATGGTTTGAACTTCATGCCAAGCAGTTCATGCTTATATCTTTTGGATGGCTCGGATGTACACCACTTGGCCTCTGCTACAAGTTCTGCCAACTCATCCACATCCATATCCTCAATGACCTCAATGGGCTCATCTGATAAAATAGAGAGAGCCTCACTGTTGTAGTGGTAGGCTCCCTGTTCTCTATCTATGCCACTAAATTCAATGAACTGCTCAAGCGTTACTTGGCTCCAATTCTGCGGTAGCTTGATCATTGGCTTGCTGTCCTATTTTTTGTGCTATGAACATAACGTAAGGAATGGATATAGCTGCATTCAGTTTTCTAATGAGCTTTGCTTTCTGCTTGATGTGTGCATCTGTGTAGTGTTCAGTAGGTGTAAGGTCCTCCCGTTTGAACATGACAGCTAACATCTCGGATATATATCCTTTCTCTTTTTTCAGTGTTATCTTTTCAATCAGTTTAGTATCCCGTACGGTTAACTTCATTTGTGCCTTGTAGATGTATCCATCAATCTCAAGCTCTTCTACTGTTGGGTATTCTTTGCGTTCTGCAGAGTTAAATTCTTTGACCATCCCCACAAAATCAGCCACGTCATAGTCCCAAAACTCAGACTCAGGTATCCCAAGGTAGGCAAACACTTGGAGGTGCTTATCAATGGGGTCAAGTTCCTGATTGTTATTGATTTCAGTGATGGCTTCAAACTGCTCAATGGTGAGCTCATCTAGTTGGTTGGGAATTTCCCTGTTTAATATAGTTATCATGTTTTAATTTTTGAACAAATATAGAGTTTTTTTAATATAGGTAGATGGCAAAAAAGAATATCCCTACCTATCAAATCACTATCGACCCAGCATACGCTGAAAATGGTGAGGACCTTGGCATTGAGCAAATAGCTTTTACAGCTACACCTGCAATCAAAGTTAAGGGGATGGCATTCAGTTCTCAAGCTAAGCCTTTATTTTTTTCGGATGAATTAAAATACCGTATCACTGCACCTGCTTTGATACCTATGGAGATTTACCGCTTTGATGAGGATAGCAAAGAGGAGTACAATGTCAAGTTCACTAAGGAAGAGATTGAGCTAATCCATGGCAAGTTCATGAAGCAGATGGTTAACCGAGATTTGTTTAATCTTGAGCATGACCAATCTAAGACTGTACCTGCCTATGTCCTTGAGGCATGGATAGTTGACACTCCAATGGAGGACAAAGCCTATTCATCATTTGGTATTGAGGTACCGGAGGGTACTCTTATGGTTACTGCTCAGGTAACGGATAAGGAATACTATGCAGAACTAGTTAGCCAAGAGCAGATTGGTTTCAGCATAGAGGGATACCTTGGGATGAAGCTTAAAGAGCAAACAAAAACAAATATACAAATGAACAAGTTACCTGATGGAGAACACACTATCGAGGATAAAATCTATGTTGTAAAAGACGGAGAGATTATTGAGATACGTGAGGTTGAAAAAGTAGAGGCTTCCGAGGAAGTAGCTCTTGAAGACACTGTCGTTGAAGAGACAGTAACAGCAGAAATTCCTGCAGAGGAAGAGACAATGGCGGTTGACCCTGTAGTTGATGCAGAGGCAATCCTTGCTATTGTTAAGCCTGTAATGGATGAGCAAATGAATGCTTTGCTTGCTATGATAGCTGACCTTAAGAACCAATTAGAGGAAGTTCTATCTGCTGAGGTAGAGGATGAGGTGGTGAGTGAGGCTGTGGCCATGAGTGCACAGCAACGTTTTTCTAGTGTAAACAAATTTATAAACAAATAAAACCATGCGTAAATTAAAATTCGACTTACAAATCGACCCAACTGCTTTATTAGCAGCAAACCCTGAGGCATTCTATTCTCAAGCCTACTTGAGTGAAGATACTGCTGACAACTACAGAACTTTGCCAGGTGTAAAGTACAAGACTAAATTAGCAACTGTTACTTTCGGTAACATCTTACAACCATCTAGCTGTTCTTTCTCAGCTCCTAATGATGATTTAGATGCGAAAGAGATTGACGTTTGTGCATTGTCTGCAATGGCTCAAATTTGTCAGTTTGACTTAGAGCAATCTTTCTTATCTCTTCAAATGAGCCAAGGATCTAACGGAGATTTCTCTGTTGCATCTTTCATGTCTTTCTATTGGGGTGAGATGGCTAACAAAATCAATGGTAACATCGAGTTAATCCGTTGGCAAGGTGATACAGCTTCATTAAACCCAACACTTGCTTTGTGTGACGGTTATGAGAAAGTATTAGGTCTTGATGTGAATGTTATCAATCCTGCTACTGCTCCTGCAATCGCTAACTTTGCTGCATTAGAGCTTGCTTTATCTGCTGCTTTATCTGCACTTCCTGCTACTATTGCTACTCGTACATCTGACTTGCGTATCTTTATGCCTACTCAGTTAGTTAATATGTACCGATTAGGAGTTGCTTCAGGTAACACTCAAGCATACATCACTCAAGATTTATCTTTGACTTACTTAGGTATCAAAATAGTTATCTGCCCGGGAATGAGCAATAACAAATTTGTTATCACTTTGAAAGACAACCTTATCTACGCATTCGATGCTGAGGGTGATAGCTCTGACCTACGTGCAGTTAACTTAGCTGATACTGTAGCTGAGCCTTATATCAGAACTCGTGCTAACATGAAAGTTGGATTCAACTTCGTGAACCCATCTGATATCTATTTCTACAATTAATAAATAACCATGAGCCCTCAGTGATGGGGGCTCTTTAATACTTTAACACAATGGCTTGTCAAGCATTAGAAGCAATCGTAAAAGGTTGCGAAAATAATAGTGGTGGTATTTATGGTATTTGGATTAACCAACAAGATGAGATTTTGTCTATCACTCCTGCAGACCCATCAGCGGGTGCGGGTTGGACAATAACAGCAATCACTCTTCAGGCTCCTCCTGTACTATTTGAAAACTACTATGTTCGTCGCAACACATCTAACTATACAGAGGACTCAACCATTGACCTAGTAAATGGTAGCTCTTTTGTGACTCAAACAATCAACTTAGTATTTCATAGACGTGAGGCTGCCAAGTCTCGTGCTATCAAAATTCTAGGTGCAGGACAACAGTACTTAGTAGCTATCGTACTTGATGCTAACGGTAAGTATTGGTACTTCCCATACTTACAGGTATCTGCAACTGCTGAGGGCTCAGGAACAGCTCGTGCGGATGGCTCTAAATATGCAGTTACTTTGGTAGCTGAAAATGAGTACCTAGCATATGAGGTAGATCCTGCTATCGTATCAGCATTACTTGCTCCTTAAAATCCTGCCTCTCTATATTAGAGCCCTGCCACATGGTGGGGCTTTTTTTATGAACATTTGACAAACCTAAATTAATATAGGTGTGATATACTTAGATCAAGGTGTTATTAATCAGTTTGTATTGACTCTATCAGAGGTCACTACGGTTAGTACACCACATTATTTGTTTGTATTCACCAATGAAATGAATACCACAAGCACACCACAGCTCTTTACATCTGCTGATACGAGTGCTTACCCTGAAAGATACAACCTGTTTACTCTAGATGAGCCTACAGATATTGCACTCTTGAAAGGTCAGTACGTTTACCAGGTATATGAGAGCTCAACTGCATTTGTTTTGCCCCTTACAATAGCACAAACTACAGGAGTAGTTATTGAAGAGGGTAGAATGGTAGTAAGTGGTCCTGCAGGTACATCAATATATGACTAACTATGGCTTGGTACGAAAGACTATTTAACAGCAAACCAAAAGGCCCCGAAATGGTGGAGGGGTATCAATCATTTAGCACCCCATTCCTCCCGGTAGGAAGAGGCAACTTGACACTGCCATACATCAATGGTAGATACGTTCAGGAATCATGGGTCCGATTTGGGGAGGGCAACCTTTATCCTGAAATGCTTAATCAAATGTACTACAGCTCGCCGCTTCATGGTGCAATTGTGGACTTTAAGACCAACGCTGTAATTGGTGGA